GGAGAAACGCTAATGCGTGAGTTTACTAATGCCGTTATTGAGGCCAAAGATGAGGGTGTGTTGGATCGTGATGAACTTATCCGCGACCTTCTCAACTATCTGTCCGAGTCCGAGGTCGCCAATTTTTTAAGTTCTTATTATGCCGAGTTTTATGGTGAACTAGCAGAGGAGGAAGATGATTATGACGGTCAACCGGACGAAGCGCAAGAATGGCATGACTTTGATCCAGACTGTTAATCCAGTTGCCAAGGCACTCCGCAATCCTGTATGTAAACAGAGGATTGTCAACTCGAAGAAGGTTTACAATCGCAAGGTGCGACATCCTGTCGCATCTGTTGACATACGATTTTGATTGACTGTTCCGTCCGTTTATGCTATTATTAGACATAATCAGAAAGGATAGTAAACATATGAAACTCATTCCAAAAGGTTCAAACCAAAATGTGGTTGTCTTTGAGAACGGCATTAAGGTGCTTTTCTCATACCAGACTCCAGTTGCCGCTTTCCATCCTATTCAAGGTTGGTTAATGACCGAAGAAAAATATTCTCGCACAACCTCAAAGCATATTAACCAATGGTTGAAAGGTTTGACCGTCACGGTCGTTTCGCAATCCGATATCAATAATCTTGTGGAGGGTTAATAATGTCCAGAATGTCCGACCTTGCTTTGGAAGTGGATGAGTTGGTGGTTCAGGCCATCGAATACGGTGCCCAGACGGAACAGCAAGTCCAAACGTATGTAAACGACCGTCTGGCGTTGACAATCCCTATAGAGCAAATCAATCGTATTATAGACGATTTCTATAGAGAGGATTTCTATTGTCAACACCACAACCTATAGGTGCGACATCCTGTCGCATGTGTTTACAAACGATTTTGGTTGCCTTATCCGTCCGTTCCTGTATAATATACGTATAAATGATGAAATGTAAACAAATGGAGAATGTGAATGCCTAAAGTATCTGCATCAAATGGTATCCGTCCTGAAATCCGCGCCCTTGCGGTTCTTGTGATGGGTAAAACTGTAACACCTCAAGAAATCAATGACCATGTTGGCACTGGCGACTATGCTGCCAAGTATGTGTCCTTCCTCAATACGCGGTATGGTTTCACTATCACCGCCAATAAAGATGGTCGCAAGGTCGTTTCTTATACAATGATCGCCGAGCCTGCTAATGCTGCGGAACTTCGTTCAGCACAACCTAAGGCACCTAAGGCCAAGGCTGCCAAGGTTGCTAAGGCACCTAAGGCCAAGGTTGCTAAGGCACTAGGTCTTACAATGGCCGAAGCAAATGAAATCCGTGAGGAGGTTGCTTCAGAACGTGCCTTAGAAACCAAGGCAAAGAACCTTGAGACACTCCGCAAGGTTGCTAAGGACATGGGTATGAAGAAAGTGGCCGCTAAGAAAAAGGTCGCTAAGAAAGTCCGTGATTTTGATGACGTAACGGAACAATTCGGTACAAATGGTGAAGTCGCCACCTCATTCTCAATTGATAAAGATTGGGACTCCATCGATGGTGTTGACCTCTCGAAAATCATCTAAGGATAATATATGCGCCTTAAAGTGAAATACAGGAACTCGGCCTATCGGCCGGGTTCTTATGCTTATTCCGCACCTTATAACTATTATGAAGGTCGTGTGGTTCTTCCTAAACCAAAAGGTTTATCTGAATACGAGTTTATGCTGACCACTGGTGATGCTGATGCACCGGCTCGTATTCTGGATAAGCGTGATATATTGGAGGCATGGACTGGCAATGACAAGTATGATGATGGCGTCACTCTCGTAAATGGTGATAAAAAAATTTATGTAGTTACCCGTGGTAACTTTGGCCGTTATTCATGCACCTGCACGGCATATCACTATCGCAAATGGTGCAGTCATACAAATGAGGTAAAGAAAAATGTCCGAGTTTCTTCCAAAAGATCCTGCACAAGCGTTGGTTGAAGTAAAAGAAAAACTGTATAATCGTCTTGCTATTCTCCGTCCATTCATACAGAATATGGAGATAGATGAATACGGTCCTCTTGACTTTACAGAGGCTGCATATTTAAATGAGTTGATGTTTCTGGAAGAGTTGCTGGATATTATTGAGAGGTCATAATGAAAATTTTTAAAAATTTTCTATCACAAGATGAAATAGAAATATTAAAAAACTGGATCCTTCTTAATAAAGATACAAATAATTTTCAGAAGGTTTTTCAGACTAGCACTAATAGAAAAACTACTCGTTTTTCGGATAAAATTGAGTATCCAAAGGTGGCGTATGAAATTCAGAATAGAATTATAGATCATTTACAGATAAAAGATTTTAAATATCCTCCATTTCCAGATGGTATGGTGGCCAGCGTTGCCTATGAAGGAGATAAATGTTTTGCGCATACAGATCCTACATGGTATCCTGATACAGAAACTATACACTGTAACGTAATAATTCAAAATAGTGATGGTGCTGAAATTACCGTCGATGGGATAAAATATAATTTGCCCGCTGGTGATTTGATGTGTTATAATGTGTGTAAATCTCCACATGAAGTTGGTGAGGTTCTTAATAATCCTAGATTTTTATGGATATTTGGTTTCAGTATACCTACAAATGATTGGGAAAGAATTAAATGAACGATTATCTAAAACAAATCGCTTATAGTGAAGGTAAAGAGGCATATTTTGATAAGGTATGTCCAATGGATAATCCTTATGAAGGAGTCCATGAATTACTTTATAATGTGTGGTGTGATGGTTGGTGGGATATGTTTTACGAGGAAATCTAATGAATATATTTTATCTTGATCACGACCAACAAAAATGTGCCGAGTGGTCCGTGGACTCTCATTGCGTAAAAATGATTTTAGAGTCAGCCCAACTTTTGTCCACGGCGCACCGAGTGTTAGACGGTCATGAGTATATTGACGATGGTGGAAAACGCAAGGTAAAGCGGTGGCGCCTTGATGATGACCGCAATGCTCAACTATACTCAGCAACTCATGTTAATCATCCATCGGCCGTGTGGTGCCGTGAAACCGAGGCCAACTATCTTTGGTTGTGGTCTTTGCTCCGTGAATACTGTAAAGAATACACATACCGTTATGGCAAGACGCATAAGGTTGAGGCAGACGGTCTTTTGTATGACCTTAGATATACACCACATAACACACCTTTAATATATTTCACCGAACCTCCAAGTGCCATGGATCCTAAATACATTATATCAAAAGATCCGATAATCAACTATCGGAACTATTACAAGGTTGGTAAGGTGCACCTACATAGGTGGAAGAACCGTCAACCGCCCGAATGGATTATAGGAGCATAAAAATGGACTTTGCCAATGCGTCTATCGCATTAATGAACGGTCAACATATAAAAAGAAAAATTTGGGAAACAGATACCGGTAGAATGGGTATGGCTAATAGCACATTGTATCTTACATTTGATCCTGCAAATACCGATATTACTAATTTACCTAACATTAATATCAACGTTGAAAGAACTATTTATCCTAATCAACCTCCTGAAACAATAGTAATTCAGTGGGTATTATCTAAACCAGCACTTTTTGCAAATGATTGGATTGTTGTAGAAAATGTATCATCCAATACTTAATTTTAGGACATTCTAATGAACCCATTATATACTTACATTGACAAAAGAATTGCAAATCTTGGTTTTACTGTAGCGAATAGTGCAGCACAGACCGCTGTAACCGCATCTTTCACCAAATCATTTTCAATACAGAATACAGGTTATTCCGCGGCGAATACAGACGTTGGCGGTATCATTTCAGTTTCATCTGGAAATGTTTTCATCACCGTTAAAGCACATAACCCAGGTGATCAGATACACATTTATAATGCCAACTCAACCAACACATTAACAATCACACAAAATACTGGTGTTACAATTCATTTTCCCAATACAACTAATGTGACTGCTAGTTCATTATCAGGTAATAGAATATTGGCACCAAGAGGTTATGCTACCTTGACTTGTGTTGCCGCTAACACCTATGTAATCTCAACAGGAAGTGGAGTATTCTAAACTATGCCAAACTATACATTCCGCAATAAAGAAACCGGTGAACAGTTTATTGAGAATATGACCATGGCGGAGCATGACACATATCTTGACGACAAACCACATCTAGAACAAGTATTAGGTAACTTTGCAGTAGCCGACCCTGTTAATATCGGAGTAACTAAACCACCATCAGATTTTCAGAAATATGTATTAGGTAGGATTAAGTCAGCCGTCCCAGAAGCGTCAGCCGTTGCTAGCAGACGATGGGACATTCCAAAGGAGATTTAGAACTGTCTCAACCGCCCAAGAAATCCACGAATAGAGGCCGCGCCCGCAAGGCGTTGGCCTCTTTTGTTTATGAGAAGGTGAATAACGAAAAACAAAAAGGTAAAGATATGTCTGTAAAAAGAAAGAAAAATAACCGTAATCCAAACCATGAGATATCTGCACAAAACGCCGCTGAGAAAAACCACTTTGAATTGCGTCACATAAATCCACTAACAGTAAACCAGCAAAGAGTGTGGGACGCCTATGATAGCGGAGCAAATCTTATGTTACACGGTTATGCCGGCACCGGTAAAACCTTTCTGTCATCTTATCTCGCATTAAAAGAAGTTCTACACGAAAAGACATATAAGAAGGTTGTTATCATCCGATCGGTCGTACCAAGCCGCGACATGGGATTCCTACCAGGAACCGACAAACAAAAATCGGAAGTTTACGAACAACCTTACCAAGAAATTTGTGATGACTTATTTGGTCGTGGTGATGGATGGAAGATTTTGAAGTTAAAGGGCCTAGTAGAATTTACTACTACTTCCTTTCTACGTGGTATGACATTTAACGATTGTATTATCATTGTTGACGAGTGCAACAATATGACATTCCAAGAGATTGATACAGTTATGACCCGTATAGGTCAAAACTCTCGTATTATTTTCTGTGGTGACTATCGCCAAACCGATCTTCATAAACCACATGAGAAAACAGGTATTAAAGAATTGATGGCTGTTACTCGCCGTATGCCATCATTTAATCACATTGAGTTTAACATTGAGGACATCGTGCGAAGCGGTGTGGTGAAAGAATATATAATACAGAAGACTGAAATGGGCCTGTAAAGGTTGACATTTACGGAGAGGTGTAGTATAATGGATGAAACAGTTGAGGACGACTTTGATGTTGGATGCTAGTGAAAACTTTTAATCATTTAAACCATGACCACTTTCTAACTACTCTGAAAAGGGAAGAAATAAATGGAAAACGATACTACATCTCTCCAAATGGCACTAAACTGCCATCTGTTACAACCTTCTTGTCTCATTTTAAAGGCGATAGCATTGCAAAGTGGCGGAAACGGGTTGGTGAAGAAGAAGCAAATAGAGTTTCTGCAAGAGCATCTTCTAGAGGTACCAAGTTCCACTCGTTAATGGAATCCTACATCAAGAACGAGGAACATTCCACATATTATAATGATGCTCTTATGCCTGATATGAAACAGGCATTCCGTAATATGTTGCCAACATTGGATCGTATTGATAATGTCCATTATGTTGAGGCAATGTTGTATAGTGAGGCCATCGGACTAGCAGGTCAGGTTGATTGTATTGCTGAGTTTGATGGTCTCACTTCCATTATTGACTTTAAGACATCATTGAAACCTAAAAAAGAAGAATGGATTTTAAACTACTTTGAACAATGCACCGCATACTCTTTGATGTATGAAGATATGACTGGCATCCAGGCCAGACAGATTGTTGTATTGATATCCGTAGACCATGAAATTCATCCACAGGTATTTGTCAAAAGACGGACAGATTATGTTAAAGGATTATATGATAAGATTGTCCAGTTTAGGGAGGAATATGAACTATGAAATACTTTCTACCAATAATGGTGTTTCTTTGTCTTGGGTTGGCTAGCTGTAACACTATCACCATCGCGGACTGCCTTATACGGGATACTACTAACAAACCGTGCCAATAACCCACCAATTCCTCACCAAGGTGATGAGGAAATAATAGGTGACTACAAATAACTTGCCAAAAAATCTCAAATATGTTATAAATATACTTGCTTAGGTCGTTGAGAGGAACGGCATAGACGTATTGGACCTGGGGGCGGTACCCAGCGGGTCCACCATAGATACACACATCTACCGGGAATAGACAACTCGCATGGACTGGGACGATGGATGGAAATAATGGCGAGAAATACCATCTTTATGTGTATCTATGATGGGCCCGAAATAGGATCGACAAGCGTAGTAAGGGTTCAAGGAGACCGAAAGCAAACGTTAGGTGCTAACGATAACTTTGCATCATTTGATCTTGCTCTAGCAGCATAATCATTGGGCCCGCCGGAGCCTAGAAACAGAATCCGGCACCTCACAAAGGATCCTAAAATGAAATATATTAAACAACATAAAAATTTTTTTGATTCGGAAATTTTTTTCGAAGTTGTTGAGTATTCCAATTCACTATGCACCAACGGAAAAAATTCTTTCAGAACAAATTATTCTTGGCATAAAGGTATTATATTAGATAGTAATGTAATACTAATTCATGATATTGATACTAATAATATTATTTATCATAAAATAAAAAATCAAGTAGAAAAAAAACTTAATATTATGAATAAATCACGAATTATGATTTATTTTTGGACTCCTGGAAGTCACATATCTTGGCATAATGATGGTGTTCATAAAGGAGGACTCACAATTTATATTAATGATTATTGGAATAGAAACGATGGTGGATTATTTCTTTATGAGGACAATAATGAAATTAAGGGTATAATACCTGAAAAAAATTTAGCAATTGAACAAGTTGGTGGTGTTCCACATGCGGTAACTTGTTTAACTAAAAATAGTCCAATTAGGGTAACAATTCAAATCTTTATTTAAAGGACACTAAAATGAAAACAAAAAAGTTGATTTTAAAGTTCTATCGTGCTATACTGAATAAAGATGCCAAGAAGGAGAGGAAGTTTTGGTTTAAACTCCTCAAGAAGTCCTTCAAAGGCAAAAACACTCACGCAATCCGATAGGAGATATAATATTATGACGCCAGAAGATATCAATAAATTTTCTATGGCAATTGAAGAGATGGTATACATGAAGGACATTCCTTACATCGATGCCATCTGTTTATTCTGTGAACAAAACAACCTTGAGACTGAGACGGCTGGTAAACTTGTATCAGGAGTCCTCAAGGCAAAGATCCAAATCGAGGCTGAAGACCTCAACTTCCTTAAGAAATCTAAAACTGCTAAACTACCAATATGAGTCATTTTTCCGCGTATGGTGCATACGTGGTCTTTGTTACCATCAGAACTCACTTTGAGAGTCCTACATTTGACCTCTTTACGCACCATAAAGTAAAAGCATCCAGGGCCACCTACGAAAAGAGACCAGACAAATGGTTCTTTGATAAGGTTGCCAAAGAGTATGAAGACAGAGAACTACGAGATTTTTTTATTGCTAATAGATTGAAGGATCGTAACTATGTCACTGAGTTATTGGAAGACGAAGCACAAGAAAACTATATTCAATACAAAGGAAGAAAACAGGCACTCACATATCACTTCGAGAATGACGTTGAGCGAGTTTTTAAATATGGCCTCGATCTTCCTTTTGATGTTAGGGACGGTGAGTATCCTTATATTGTTTGCCTATATCTTAGGGGAAGTATTTCTCCTGAGTCTATGGTAATACTGAATGACTTTATAGGATACACCGAAAAGTTTGATAAATATATGGGTAATAATGATCCCATCTGGTCCAAGGTGGCGTTGAAACTACGTAAATACAAACCTTTTGTAAAATACGATAAGAATAAATTCAAACGCATACTCAAGGAGAAAATAGATGAGACTACTAGAAGGTAACGCATCAGATATCCTAAGAGACTTTGCCGAGGGCCTGTATCACATCAAACACCATCACGGCAAATTGGTATTAATACACGAAGAAACTACAGAGGTTTTGGCAATAACAGAAGAGGTAGAGTTTTACCTAGAGTTGTTTTTACTGATTGTATAAATAGAGATACACTATTGTTATGTTTTCTTGTGAGATATTAGCGACATCTTATAAGGAGATAAAGAAGATGACTAAAGAAGACTTGATTAAGGCAATGTATATTCTTATCGTGGATAATAATCCAGAACTTGCTTCTAATCTAATTTGGGATTTATGGATGGATCACGGTAATTATCATATTATCAAAGGTAAAATCCTTCATAAAGACACCGGTAAAGAACTCGGTGAAAAATAATACTTGACAGGACCTTCGGGTCCTGTTATTATACAAGAATAGAGTATGGTATAAAACCGGTTTGGTATACGAACTTGGCAAATCCATACTCTCTTACATCATGATAATGTGGATAAGACAACATACAACGTTATACAAGGAGAATACGATGAACTTTGCAAATCTAAAAAAGCAATCTAAGGATTTCAACGGCCTTCTAAAGCAGGTTGAAAAGATGAATGGCGGTGGTGGTAACTTCGAGAAGGAAGATACCGACAACTATTGGAAGCCAACACCAGACAAGACAGGCAATGCCTTGGCTGTTATTCGTTTCCTTCCAGGTCCGGCAGTTGATGGTGACGACGCCCTTCCTTGGGTCCGTTACTTTGATCATGGTTTCCAGAACAAGGTTACTGGAAAGTGGTATATTGAAAAGTCCCTAACAACCTTCGATGAGAAGGATCCTGTATCAGAGTATAACTCAACACTCTGGAACTCCACACAAGACGATAACTCTCCTGAGCGGAAGCAAGCCCGTGATCAGAAGCGTCGTCTTCACTACGTTTCTAACATCTATGTGGTGAGTGATCCTAAGAATCCTGAGAATGAAGGCAAGGTATTCTTGTTCAAGTATGGCAAGAAAATCTTTGATAAGATCACAAAGATGATGAACCCAGACCTTGAGTCCGAGGGTAAGGTCAATCCTTTTGATCTTTGGCAAGGTGCCCATTTCAAGTTGAAGGTAACCCGTCAGAATGTTAATATGGGTGGTCGTAACGTATCATTCCCTAACTATGACGAG